CACTCTTCCGGCGTCATCTCGTATGCCTTCAGCTTCGCCCGCCGGCCGCCCACGTCGCTGTCCGGTTGCTCCACGAACAGATCCTCACCGCCCACGCGCCTGGCCCCGCACACCATCACCGGGATATCCGGCATGTGCTTCTTCACGCTGGCGATCAGCCGCTTGGCGCACCTCCGCGATGGCTCCCCGAACGCCACGCAGTAAATCCCTCTAGTCACCGGCCATGCCCTCGTTCGGCTCTCGCATCCACACCTCTTCGAACGCGCGCGCGTGCGCCTCGCAGAACGCCTGCACCGTGTATCCTCTCGTCACCTCGCGCAGCTCCTCCGGCCTGCTCTTGTCGCGCTCCGCCAGCGCCTTTTCCACCGCCGCCACCAGGCCCACCGGATTACCTGCCGCATACCGCGTGATCCCCGTCACCTGCGGCAGCTCGTCGATGATCCCCACATGCTCCGGCACCACCACCGCCACACCGCACGACAGCGCCTCGAGCACCGGCATCGGCCCGCCTTCCACCCGGCTCGGGCACACCAGCAGGTCTAGCTCCTGGTAGAACCGTGGCATCTCCTCCCATGAATACCTGTGTGTTGCCACCGGCCAGCCCCGTCCTGACGCCCGCCACTCGACCCGGTTCGCCAGATTCGACTGTAGCAGGGCCCGCACCAGGTCGTTGCCCTTGCGCCCGTTCGGGTACGTGTACCCTGACATACCTGCCACCGGCACTCTCCGCCGCGCCTTCCTGATGGGCCTGAACCGCTCGCGCTCTACCGGCAATGGCGGCTGCGCTGTCAGCCCGTTTGCCTCCAGCTCCTGCCCGTACCGCCTGCACATCACCACGCGTAGATCTACTCTCCGTCCCAGCTCGTCGAACAGTGCCGCCTTGCTGTTGCCCGCTGGCCATTCTTCCCTGTGTGTGAAATAGGCCGCCAGCAACCTGTCCCCTACCGGCTGGCGCATCAACTGCGCCTCAAAGTACCCCATCCAGTAAATGACATCCGCTTCGGCATCAGGTGTGCGGGTCAGCTCCCACCGCAGGCCCTGCGCCAGATACCGCGCAAACCGCGGGAGCACCCGGTCATCGTCATAGTTCCGGCATACCACATTGACCCGCACACCCATTCCTTCCTTCCTCCACCCCTCTCCGCACGCTACTGCGTGGGGAGAGGGGCAGGGGTGAGGTGTTAGCTACCGGCAGTAGCGTCGATGATCACGAACCCGCTCGGCCGTACCAGCCCGAACGCCGCGCGCATCTCGCACAGGATCGCCACCATGTTCCGGATAAAGAAATCCTCATGCGAATCGCTCACGCTGATCGTCGCCCGCTCGCGGTCCCACATCACCGCCTTGCGGAAGTCGCCCAGGATGATCTGCCCCTCGGCCAGGCTCTGGCACTCCACTACCGGCACGCCCCACAGCGCCTTCTGTCCGTTGGCGATGGGCCCGCCGTAGTAGTAGCGGCCCGCCAGGTCCTGCGTCAGCTCGATCGTCTCCCAGTCGGCCGGGTTCAGCAGGTACGCCGTCGGGCGCGACCGCCCCGTCGACAGCAGCGTCGTCTTCGCCTTGCGTGTGGTCGTGAAGATGTTGGTGTCCCACGCCTGCAGCAGCACGCCCGCCGTGTTCAGGATCCCGGTAAAGTTCTCGCCCAGGCCGTCGCCGTTGATGATCTGGTTCTCCAGCTCCTCGGCGATGTCGTCCTGCAGCTCCTGGTCGATGATCCCGCGGATCTGTGCCGCGTCCGAAAGCGCGCGCTTCGTCGCCGGGATCCAGGCCGCGATGGTCTTCACCGCTGCCTGCACCTTCTCAAAGGTCATCGTCGCTTCCGGCTTCTCACCCGACACTTCGCCGGTCGCCCCGCTGTACGTGGTCACGTTGGCTTCGGCCACCGTGGCCGCCTGGGTGATCTGCGCCGTCTGCCTCACGAACTCAACCAGGTCCGAAGTCGTCTGCCGGATGTTGATCAGATCCCGCACCGTCAGCGGGAACCGGCCGATCGGCTCATAAATCCCGGTATAGTCAGTCTGCACGAACGCGCCCGCGCTCGTGTCGTCCGCGCCGGTGATCAGCGTCTTCTGCCCGAACAGGCGCTTGAACTCCACCGGCGGAGACTGCACGCGCATGCGGTCCGGCACGCGCCCGCCGGGGAACTGCCCCATCCACGCCTTGATCTCCGGAGAGTTCACGAACTGCTCGCCGATGGTCCGGCCCTTCCCGGCGTTCACTGCCGCCTGTTTCCCGGTTTCCTGCTTCTCCACCAGACCGGCGCCCATCTCCAGGATGGCCTTCTTGATCTCCTCGTCGCCCTCCAGCTTGGCCAGCTCGTCCTTCGTGCCCTTGGCCTCCGCCAGAATCTTCGCGACCTTCTCCCGCTCCTCACCGGTAAAGTCCCGGCCTTCCTTCTCTGCCGCGTCGGCGATCGCCCGTGCATCGCCGAGCTGCTTCCTGAGCTGCTCGCGCAGCTCCTGCATCTTCAACATCGTCAACCTCCCACCTCGATCTGTGTAATCTCTACCCACGTCCTCAGCACTTCCGGCAGCACTCGCGCCCCGCTCGGCTTCCCTTGATCAGAGGTCTCGCCTTCGTCCGCGCCAACGCCGCCCGTTGTGCTTCCCTCTGCTTTCTCTTCCCCATCCCAGTCCGCCTTCGGCACATCCATCCCCTCTTGCGCGTACAGTCGGGTCAGCTTGGCGATCGCTTCCTGCTTCCCCGGGCCCTGATACCTGTTTCCCCGGTATCCCCCATGCAGCGCCGCCCAGGCGGCTCCCATCAACCCGTGGTCCAGCTTCCCGTTCACATCGCGCACCCGCAGGTGCCAGGTCGTTGGCTTCTCCGGGTCCTCCACCACCAGATAGTGGCTCGCCGGGTGATCGCCATCGACCTCGCTCCGGGTCACTGCCTTCTGCACGCTCTTGATATCCGTCGTCTGCGTGTCCACTCCGGCCCCCACCAGCACCGGCGATACCTCATGCACCTTCAGCTTCTTCAGGAACCGCACCTGTTTCCCGTCGAACGGGCCGCTTTCCTGTTCCTCCACGTCGAACGCATACGACCACTGCTGCAGGCCGCCGAGGTGCTTGAGGGTCAGATAGTGCTCCCTGCCCGCCTCCGTATCGAGAAAGAATTGCCCGTTCAGAATCGCCTTGCCATCGCGCTCGTGGACCGTGCCCAGCCCCACGGGCAGCAAGCGGTGTTCGTGCCCGTAACTCGCCACCGGCACATCCTGCCCCTCCGTGAACGCGCCTTTCACGGTCACATCCCCGTCGTGGTCCACCACGCCCAGCGTCGCAAAGACCGCCTCGAACTCCCCGGTCTTCTCGCTTCCCTCTTTCAGCCCCAGCTCCGCCTGGTAAACCTTCGTCTCCATAGCCGCCTCCTACCTTCCAAACCTCACCGAGCACTGGCAGTTCGCATTGTTCTCCGCCCCACCCGTCGGATCCCCCGGCCAGCGCATCCCGTTGGAGAACAGCCCGCCAATCGGCACCGTCTCCCCGTGCATCGCCAGGTGCGCGTCCCGCGGGTTCGTCGAATTCACCTGCCACGTCTTCGTCTTCAGCCCGCCCGCGCGCGCGCCCTCGTGCGACCCAAAGTTCGCCGCGTGCGTCACCCCGCTCCGCCCGATCTCCAGCGCCCGGCTCGTCGCCCAGATTCCGAACAGGTCCCGCATCGCCTTCCGCGCGTCGCCGCCTTCTGTCTGCGCCGCGCTCAGCGCCTTCGCCAATTGCTCCCGGCTCACCTGATTGATATTGGCCGCCGCGTACCGCGCGCTCTCCATCCAGTACTCGGCCATCATTTGCTCTTCGATATCCCCGGCCAGCTCCTTCGCCACCCACTTCGCGAACTCGGCCGCCGTCATCATCGCCAGCTGGTACCAGTCTGCGGCCAGCTCCTCGTTCCACCGCTCGGGGTCGTACCACACGTCATCGATCCCCTTCTGTCCCTTGCTCTTCGGCAGCCGGCTCAAAAACGAGCGCTCCTGCCTCTGGAAAAACTCCCCCAGCACCTGCGCCCACTTTCTCTCCCACTGCTCCCGCGACTGCATCCGGGTAGGGTCCAGCTCCTGCGCCTTGGACTGCGCCAGCCGTGCTGCCGCCTTTCCCCCGTCCTTACCATCCGTTTCCTGCTCCCTGCTCACTGCTTCCTGCTGGCTGCTTCCGGCCACCATCACATTCAGCGGAATCCCCAGCTTCCCCGCATCCCCGCCCATGCTCGGCAGATTCATCCGCGCGCGCGCCTCGTCCGGCGTCATCCATGGCCGGCCCACCGCTGAATTGAGCGTGTCCGCCTGCTCCTCGAACGATCCCTGCAGCTTCTCCGCAATGTTGAACTCCACGTACACGCCCTCGGTATCGTCAAAGTCCGGCAGCAGTTGTAGCTCCACATCGTCCTCGGTGGACGCCAGCCATGGCCCCAGCGAGTCCTGGTACAAGTTCTTGTGCTGCTCCCGGATATTGCTGAACGTCGCGTGGTCCAGTATCCCTACCATCGGCAGCGGGATGTGGTACGCCCGCGCGCATTCCTCCCGTGTCAGCTTCCGCCCCGCCAGGTACTCGCTCTCTTGAGCGTTGAACGTAGTCTGCTTCCAGCTCATCCCCTCTTCCAGGATCGCCGTCCGTCCGGAATTGTCTTCCCCGCTGTACAGCGCCTCGAACTCCTGCTTGAATCGTGCCCTGGCCGCCTCGCCCCACTCCGGCGCCTCGGCCGGCCTCTCGATCACTCCACCCATCCGTGCCGCGTTGCCCCAGAAGTGCTCGCGGTAGTTCCCGGCCGCGTCTTCCTCGGCCAGCACTCTCCGCAGCGTCTCCATCGGCGACAGCCCCGTCACCGCGTTCTCCGGGTTATAGCCGCGGAAATGCACGATCTCGTCCGGCCCAACCGTCCGCGTCTCCGTCCCCAGCGCCAGTTTGTACGAGGTGGGCACCAGCCCGCCCTCCACCGTCACCAGCTGTGGCGGGATCCGCAGCAGGCCCATCCCCGCCCGGTTCCCCGATTCCCTCTTGATCTTCAACCAGAACGCATTGAAGTAAATGCCCAAATCTGAGATTAGACTCTCAATTAGGCGGTACCGCGTCACCTTGAACTCCGGGGGCAGCGGCTGCTCGATCAGCAGGGCCAGCGGATGGTCACGCAGCCGCACCCGGTCTGTCTCGCTCACTCGCCTATAAACGTGCAGCCCAAGCTGCGCGATGTTCCGTGCCAGGAAATCAACGCACACCCTCACGTTGGGCTGCAGCCGGTACAGCGCGGCATAGTCGTAGTAGTGTCCGCCATACATCGCCATCGAGCTATAGGTGTACGCAGGCATCCACCCCATCTCCACATCTGCCAGCCGCCCCAGCGATTGTATGACTGCCATCAGCCCACCACCTGTATGAAATCCACGTTCCCGCGGTAGATCACCACTTCCCCATCCACTGCCGTCACTTCCCCACGTGGTTTCAGCAATTCAGCACTTCGCAGCACCAGGTATTCCCCGGTCTGTCGCCATAGCACCCCGCGGAACGCCTTCTCTGTCTTCGTATTCACAATCACCTGCTTCACGCAGGGATAGCGGTCAAACAGCGCCATCAATCGGCTTCCCCACCACTGGCGGAGGATCCACGTAATACTCCGGTGGCCATCCCCCGCCCGCCGTCGCATTCGCCTCGCCAGACAGCGCCGCCCATAGCTCGTCGGGCGTCGGATGCGCGTTCCCTGGACACAGATTCACCCCGGCCGCCATCCACGAGGCCGCCACCAGCTCCGTGCAAACCACCGCCTGCACGCCCACGCCCCTCCGCCGCAGCATCTTCCATATAACCGCTATAAGATTCCTGAATGAATACCGTTCCCCCAGCCGGCTCAGCGCCGCATCCACCGCGCACTCGCCATCCACCTGCTGCGTCCACTCCGGCCTGAACACCTCGAAATACCTGCCCCAGTGCGGTCCAGTCCAATCGCGCACCCCGGACAGCCCCGCCTCCACGGTGTACCAGCGCCCGCGCAGCCACCACACCATCCCGGCATGGTCGTACCGCGCTCCCGTCAGCCACCGCACCCACGGCCGCGCCTTCACCAGCACCACGTCCCCATCCCGGAACCCGTCTGTCACCAGCATATCACACCGTCACCAACCCGCGCTCCTCGTACACGCTCTTCTTCGGCGCCTCATGCCGCGATGCCCGGTCGATCCCCATCACCAATCCCACGATCCCGTCGATCTTCCCCTGGCTCGCCGCCTTGTCCGGCTTCAAGTTCCCCGCCGGATCCATCCGCACCGCCACGTTATCCGCCATCCACCGCAGCACCGGGTTCCCCCCGTGGTGCAGCTTCTTCGCCAGCAGCCGCCGCTCGAACTCGCGCATCGGCGCCGCCATGCTCAGGAACCCCTGCCCCATCCCGAACACGTCCAGCCCCTCATCCGCCAGCTCCTGCGATAGCTGGTAGCCCTGGAACAGCCGGTCCACATTCAGGCTCACCAGCTTGAACCGCCCCGCATCCTCCAGCACGCAGTGCTTCACAAACCCGTAATCCACCGCG